CACCGATACGCCACCCGTCCCCTGGACCAGCACGGTCTGACCCGGCTGCAGATTTCCCACCTCCATCAGCGAATACCAGGCGGTCAGTGCGGCGATCGGCAGCGTTGAGGCTTCCTCATCCGTCATATTCTCCGGGGCCTGTACCGCGCTGTCTTCATGAATAATCATGTATTCAGCGAGGCCGCCGGGCAGCGGCATTCCTGTACACCAGTCGGGCTCATCCGCGGCGGGTTCGCCGTCAAGCCAGCGTGAGTAGAGATGGGAATTCACGCGATCGCCGATGCCGAAGCGGGTAACACCTTCTCCGGTTGACACGACCGTACCGGCGGCGTCAGAGACGGGGATGAGGGAGGCGGGTACCCGGTGAGGCTCGTAGAATCCCTCCACAATGGCTTTATCACGAAAATTCAGTGACACTGCACCTACCTTCACCAGCAGTTCACCCGGACCTGGCGTCGGAACAGGAACGTCTTCCAGCTTGAGGTTGTTAAGGCCAAAATCTTTCAGTAACCATGCTTTCATCGTTGTGCTTCCTCTTAATCATCGGTGTCGGGAGGGGGCTGAAACATTCAGCCCCGGTCAGACTCCTGAGCCACCCATTGCCGGTCAGGATAGTCACGGCAGGGGGCGGGAAAAAGAGGCGCCCGGATACTTCAGTGTTACTGTTAGTGAAACAATGCTCACCAGCGGGGCACGCGATCCCGGGTATAATGTGTGAAAGGCGTCGCGCGATGTCGGTTCATCAGGAAGGTGAAGAGGTATGATGCATCCCACTATGCTTGATTCAATGAAGGTGTTTGTTCAGGTCGTCGAATTGCGCAGCTTTACCAAAGCTGCGGATGCACTGCAACTTCACCGCCCTGCGGTCACCCGGGCGATCCAGCAGATTGAGGCGGATCTGGGCGTTAAGCTGCTGCACCGCACCACGCGCAGCCTGAGCCTGACGGCAGAGGGGGAGGCGTTTTATCAGCGGGCCAGGCTGCTGCTGCTTGAGGTCAGCGATCTCATGGCGTCATTTTCCCCCACGCAGCCGCCCCGGGGACGTTTACGTATCGACGCGCCGCTTGCCCTGACGCATGGCATTCTGGTGCCTGCGCTGGCTGATTTTCAGAGCCTTTACCCTGATATAGAGATGGTGCTGACCGCCTCTGACCGCAAGGCCGATCTGGTCGCTGAGGGGATTGACTGCGCAATCCGCCTCGGCGAACTGGATGATTCCAGCTTTATCTCCCGGCGGTTAGGCCGTGTGCGGATGGCCACCTGCGCCGCGCCCTCGTATCTGGAAAAATACGGTACGCCGCTGACGCCAGACGACCTGATACACCACAAGGCGGTTAACTTTTTCAGCGAACACAGTCGTGAAGTGATGGCGTGGCATTTTGTTGTCGACGGCGAGACGGTGGCGCGACGTCCTGGCAGCAGTATGCTGGTCAACAATTCAGACGTCCTGCTTTCCTGTGGTCTGGCGGGGTTAGGAATGCTTCATGCGCTACGCACCGCTCTGGAACCGTCTATCGCTACCGGCCGGTTGCAAGAGGTGCTGACGCCATACGCCGCCGTGACGAAACCGGTGTCCATTTTATACCCGGACAGGCGCTACCTTTCGCCTAAGGTCAGGGTCTTTATCGACTGGTTTTCCGCGCTATTTGCCAGCCAGCAGGGCGTCTGATTTCCACCGGCCGGCGCTACCGTCAGGGCAGAGGGATACGGGCGTCCCGTTGATGCCATCGCGCCAGCACAATGCCAGGCAAACAAAGGCTGATAATCACCAGAAAAGCCACCAGTGGCCCCCCCATCAGCAACAGAGCAAAGAGTAATGCGGCGTTCATACTGTTCCTTAACGATCCGTTAATAGCACCGGGTTTATGCTGTTCCAGTGGCAGCAATGTTGTTTTGATCGCGATCACAACTTGTGATGCTGTTTTTGTGGCCCGGCTCACGCGTACGCAAAACCTGAGTTAACTTGATAAAACAGCGTTACTGGCATATCGGCGGTAATCGTTTTTCAGCCCGGCTTTGGCCGGGTTTTTTTTATCCCTGAATCGGTAAGAGGGTGCAGCAAAGGGGGCTATATGGTAGCAACATTCACAGCAGTGAGTCTGGGAGCCGCGGTGACCTCGGGATCCAGTCTGGTCGGGTTTATCGGTACAACCGATTACGGTGTCATGTTCGGCGCGTTTGCGGGTGCGGTGTTTTATGTGGCGACGGCGGCGGATATCCAGGTTATTCGTCGCGCTGCATACTTTTTGGTGTCGTGGATCGTGGGTATCTATGGGGCAGGTCTGGTGGGAGCGAAGCTGGCACAGCTCCTGGGTTACAGCGATAAGCCACTGGATGGTCTGGGGGCGGTGCTGCTGTCAGCCCTGGCGATAAAAACGCTGACATTTTTCAGCCAGCAGGATCCGGCAAGCTGGCTTGCACGCTGGAAAGGAGGGCATCATGGTAACAAGTGATCCTATGGTCATCATTAATGTGGTGGTGTGTTCGGCCATTGTGCTGCGGCTGATGTTTTTCTATAAGGCAGGAGCCAGGCATCAGCGCTGGGCGTCGTGGCTGGCCTACCTGATTATTCTGGCGTATGCCTCTGTACCGTTCCGCTTTTTGTTTGACGTTTATGCCCATACGCACTGGGCTGCGGTGACGATTAACATGATATTTTGTGCCGCTGTCTGGCGGGCAAAAGGCAATGTCGCCCAGGTTTTCGAGGTGCTGCGTCCACGGCGCTGAAAGGAAAGGGGGAAAGAACAGCGTCTTCGCGTGCAGACAGATAAACCCGCCGCAGAGCGGGTCATTACCGCACCAGTAGAACCATAAAAAGCAGGGGCATTCCGGACGCGCAGGCGGTTTTCTGGAAATAACTGGATGTATTTTATACTGCCCGTCTTCTGTAATGGCCTGATCTTACGCTTTTTTAATAATTAACTTATTGAAAGACAACATGATAATAATTTAAATCCTGAGGTGGGGTTGTGATGACGTCATCAGGCTACGTAAAATAGATCCAAAAGTTAAATCAGGAGAAGATCGTGTCTGAGTCTGTATCTGGCGAACACCCATTTGAACGGCTTGAAGAAGCCAAAAATATTGCCCTGGGCTGGCGTATTGTGGGGCAGATGCCACCACAAACCCTTGAAGAAGCCATTCAGATGCTGCATGACAGTTCGGCGTTTGCCGCAAAAGTCCACGATCTGCTGACTGAAGAGCTGGCAGCGAACGCCCGCCGTTAAAGTCTGCTGACCTGACTGACTTACCGCTGCGCGGCTTCCCGTTGATAACGGTAGCGTGACCACTCCTCCCAGCAGTGTTCCGGGTCGGTATCACTAAAATTTTGTGAGCGATCGAGCGCGCTGGCAATCGTATCGGGAATGGTTACACAGACAACAGAATCGCGCAGCGTTTCCACCTCTTCTCGTGTCAGTCTCGTCCCTTTCTGCCGCTCAGCATCACTGAGTAATCCCATAAGTGAAGGTATATAGATAGTGGCCATAGTTGTCCCGATGATTACCTTATTATTGTGCTGGTTAATTTTTCGGCAGCTGACGGGGAAACTTTAGGCGCAGAGGCAAGGTAGAGTCGTGGCTGACAACAGGAAAGGCGATTTCAGACAAAAAAAAGCCCGCTAAGAGCTTGAGTGCGGGCCAACACCAGGGAAATTGATGAGTTAAAGGATAGGATGATTTCCAGCGAATGCCAGTAAACCATCCTCATCATCCTGCCCTTTCATCAATTTTTTTGACCCATCCAGCGATATTTGCATCAGAATTCTTCGGATACCATCCACTGATCGGCTTCATCAAACATCTCTTCGATGATGCGCAACAGCGTGGACTTATCACTCTTACTGGCGTCACTCTTCACACCATTAGCCTGCATGGGTTTCACTTTGACCACGGCGTCAGGAAACACTTTCTGTACGCGTTTTTCCAGTTCATTAAGGATAAGCTGCTCGGCATTGGCCAGACCGGCTACATTGCGCTTGTCATAAATCAGTTCAACAAACATTTTTTCTCCTTGTGCATTTTTGCTGGATAAAAATACAGGTATCTCAGGCCAGGTACAACATTATTTCTTATCTGA